GATCCAGGCGCATTTTCTTCAACTGTAGATCAATTATCTTGAGCTTTTTGTCCAGTTTGGCAGTCTTGGCTGTGATGGCATGTCCCAACATGTTGCTGGCCACGCTGAAAATTTCACTGGCAAATCTTGAATCCACTTGCATGCCTAGATCCATGAGATCTTTGTAGCTGTCTTGTGCCAGTGCAGCTAGGTCGTCCATTTCTTTGTCTGAACTTTCTAGGCCACGCACAGCGGGCAATGCAGTGTTGATTTTGTCTATGTTGTCATCTAGTTCGGCCAAAGCTAAACGTGAAGTTTCTATGGAAGGAACTGCTGTGTCAACTTCTACTGTGGAGGGAGGAAGATCAAACAAGGACTCAAGTTTTCGTGTCATGCCATATTTAGTGGCACAACAACATTGACTATTTAGATTTACCGTTGTGGAACATATCCAATTCAGTAATTACTCTAAAACTCAGCCCGTTGCGTTTGCACCATTTTGTGGCTTGATCCCATTTGGCATAATTCACTGCTACCACTGCGCGATCTCTACTGCTCATTTTGCTTTCAATCACGCTTTGTTTTTTGGGTTTGATTTCGATCAGTTCGGCCCGCATGGTGTTGTTTTTGTTACGATAAGTTACTAAAAAATCAGGAATATATTGTGACATTTTTCCTGTCACAGGATTTCTATAAGGAATAGCTATACTCTCACTGGCCCATTGCAAGATGTGTTCGTTGTTGTCACAGAATCGCATAAAGCTGAGTTCCCAACCTGAACGATAGCGTGGAATGCCATTGCCAACATACTTGGCAGCGTTCATTACTTCGTATTTGCCTTGTGCCCAATGACTCATTGCAACACCGCATGTGCAGGATAGTAATTGGGTATCACCGGAGTCCCTACCCCCAACAGTGTGGCTCTGTCACGAATCATGTTTAGATAATAGGCCAATGACACATTGAGATTGATACCATTACTGGCGCCACTGCCTTGAAATCCTTGTAACAAAGTCAACACAGGTATTTGAGTTTCTTCGGCCACACGAAACAAACTCACTGTGAAATTGCCAGCAGCACGGGGAGTTGTCATTTCTCTTAGGAAAAAACTGTACACAATATCATATTCATCCGCAGGAACATTGACATCAAACTTGTAAAATTCATCGTACACCCTGGCAGTTTGATCAATGTTGAAATTGGTAGTGTTAATTGTGGTCATTATCTCAATCCAATACGTTGTGTTAATGTAGGTCCTGCTGGTTGAGTATTGGCAGTATTAGTTTGTGCAGTAGGAAAAATCCATCCGTCGGCTCTGTTGGCCACAGCACGTACTGCACCCGGTAATGCACCTTGTATGGCTTGTGTTCCTAATGCTGTGGCTTCGCTGACTAATAATTTTTTAAACCCGCCAGCTTGTTGATTTGTGTTATAGAATGTTCCTGCTTTTTGTACCGCGCCAATCAAGCCTAACACCGATCCTGACTGCAAGTCTGAACTGATTCCATCTACCACATCCAATAATCCACCTTGACCAAATATACTATTGGTAGATCCTGGACGAGCAATTGGGCTGGTTCTTGTATCGTAATGACTTGGGTTAGCAAAGCCTACAGCAGACCTATTAGGTGCTTTGTCGTAGTATTTGACTGTTTCATAATCAATGGTCATTTTATTTTCCATGATACCATTGCCTTGAGCATAATCATATGTGTCATGCTGCCAACCAGAAATTATAGGATTGATCAAAACGTATTCTGCATATTTGTGATTTTTATCAAATCCAGCTATACGTATGTCTTTGAAAAATGGCGGTTTGCCGTTGGCCGAACTGGTGCCATCATTGTAACTTTCGCCAATGAATCCCCAGTCGTTGACCTGCCGATTGTCTGAATAAATGTCTCGGTCCCATCCGCCAAATCCAGTTTGTTGATTCTGACTGGCGCCAGCACTGCCATTGGTGTTGCTGTCACTGCCATATTTTTGGCTGGCATCTTTGTAGTAGTAGGCGTAATAATTATACCACATATTGCGAACATTGTCGCCGCCGTCATCATGAAATGTGATAGTAACAGGATTGTATTTTATTTTGGTCTGTATCAATCTTTTACGATTGTACTGATTCATTGTGTCAGTAGCTATAGTGTATGTGGGCAAATTTACTGTTTTAACCACATAGCTAAGATTGGTCACATCATCTGAAGCAAATATACCATTCAGTGCAGGTATTTGCGCTGTGTTGATTGTGAATGACACATGGAAAAGAAACTTAAACCGAGGTTTAAGTTCGTAGGCATTGGTCCGGAATACTTTGCTGGCGTGAGTATAATCCCGAGTTCCCTCAGTGCCAAAGAATCCTTTGGCAAAATCCTGACCAAAGCTGCCCACGAGTATTACGCTGCGCCAGCGCCTGTTACCACGTCGCCTATTGTTCGACCAATTATACCACCAACGCCTGATGTATTCAAACCATTGGGTCCAAGTTGGGCAGCATTATCATAAGCAATAGTCATGCTTACTGTGACTGCTTCGTTGGTACCGTAGTTCATTGCACCGTAGTCTGCACCTTTGAGATAGCAACCATACAGTTCCCACGATTCTAATACCACTGGTAAGCTGGCACCATTACCGCCGTCTAGGATTTCAAATCTAGTTACAAACTTATAGTCAATACCAGAAGCAGCACTTGCCATTTCTAAGAAGTCCATTTGTTTCTGTAGCTGTTCGCCTATCAATTTAGACACTGAGTTAGATGCGTCATCACGTATTTCGCAAACAGAGTCAGCCCAAGTATGACGACCAGCCAGCTTTAATGTGCTGTTGTAAACAGGTACCGCAATTTCTTCAAAAGTAAGATTTGGGCGGGCAAAACTGATCACCTGCTTGGTCAATTCAGTGGTTGGTGTTGAAACACCAAAATTATCAAACATCACTCTAAAGCGATATCTGAGTTTAGGCATTAATAAGCCTTGGGTTGATGAGCTTTGGTCACTTGCCAAGGGTACTGTCATGCGCTGTAATGATGAAACTGCCATTTGTTATCTCTCCTATATGTTTATTTACCTTTGAGTTGAGGCTAATAATTAGCCTCAACTCTTAATCATTATGCACCAGAAATTGCGCCGGTATTCTTAATACGCAACGGAATGTAGATAAACTCCACAGCCTTCACTGGTTCAATAGCAATATCAACCCACAATTCATTTCTATCAATACGTGCAGGAGTATTGTTACTCAAATCACATACTACCAAATAGTCATAGATAGCACGTTTGGCCACCAAGTCAATCATCAAACTGTTGCACAGATTGGCAATAGAACTACGTGTGATTTGATCGTTGGGTTCAAACAAGAACAGTTTACCAACTTCTTCCAGTCTGCCACGCAAGAAGCAAACCAAACGTGCCACATTGATACGATCCAATGCAGTAGTAGTGGTAGTAGTGGTCTTGTTACCAAAGTTGGTAATACCAATTCCCGGAATAAATGTGATTGGATTGATGTTGCGTTCGTATAGGATGTCTCTTACACTTTGACTTACACCAATTTGTTGGAATTCGCCAGTGGTAGCATCGATATAACCAATTGCTATTGCATTGTCAACCACACCGCGACGTGTACCGGCAGGAGCCAACCATGGATAACTCACTGCATCACTACGCAGTATAGTACGTACCATCATATGACTTGGAGGTTGTACCACAGTGTTGCCGCCTAGATCTGTAGTCAAGCAACTTGGATAAAATGCACCAGCATAGTTACTGGTGGCAATATTTCCGTCTTCTGTAGGCAATCCCAATCCAAGGTTGTTGGTAGCCCAATCAACTAAGCTATTGCCATCTGGTCCTAAACGCATTGGTGTATCTGCAACCACAAACAATGTATTGTTGCGCTCGTTGCTGAGAGCAATCATGTTAGGAGTCAGTTCAGGATATGCTGGAGTAGTAATGATGTTGAATCCATTTTGCTCTTCTCTAGCAGCTACACTGGTATCAATGCCGCTTTTCATTGCAGCCACAATCATCTTGCGTTGCGCTTGGCGTCCGCCATACATAGCACCAGTTGGGCGGTTGCCACTTGCAGTTAGCCAAGTATTAAGCACAATCAAGTCCCAGTATGCTGTGTTGCTTGGAGCATGTCCTGTACCGGCAGCAGTGGCCACATAAATGCCATTGTCATAGCTGACAAAATCATTTACTGCATACGCAGTGGTGTTAGAATATGCACTAATGCTGTAGTCGGTTGCTGTGGTAGTAAAATAATCTATTTGGAAAGATTTTACATTGTAGCCGCTACGACGTGTGTTCCATAACAACATACCCTGCGGATATAAGGCAGGATCTGGTGCATCAGGATCTAGGTAATCGCTGGTCAACAAACTTGTAATAGTCGGGAATGGATCAGATACAGGATCTGTGGTACCGTTTGGAGCCCAACGAGCATCTGCAAACAAAACACCACTTTGTGTGGTTTGATCGGTAGTGTCAATTTCTACCCATTGATTGACACTATTAGACGATTCCCAACGATACATTTTGGGATAATTTTCTAGGTCGCTGGTGTCTATCCACAGATCCCCGTATACCAGTGGTGATTCAGCTGTGTCAGTTTGTGTCAATGGTGCTGTTGCTGACACAATAGGTCCAGTTGCATTGGTATTGCTCAAGTCATATCCGCGAACATCATTGGTGACATTTTGATATCCTTGCCAAGAACCGTTGTCTTGAATCATAACATCTACATCATCAACAGAACTGTAATACCATAGGCGACCATCTGCTGGATCTTGGTATGGTGCAGTATTGCTGGCACTATAAGTGAACAATGGTGTGGTCACAAAATTACTGAAAATCAATTGTCCAGAAGTAAAATTGGAAGCACGTACTTTGCTTGTGTTAACGCTAAATCCAGCAGTGGTCAGTGGAGTACCAGTAATATTTTTTACTAAGATAGTACCGCCTTGACTGTGTGTAAACACTATGTTACCTGCAGAATTTACACTAGCGCTCACATACGGAATTGAAGCTGCACTTACTGCGCTGATAAAATTAGCAACTGTACCAGTGCCGCCAATGGTTACGGTTGCACTGTTTAATGCACTTGTTCCGGCTTCGGTTCCAACTAAACTAAAACTATTACCCACCACAAAAGAAGTAGGGATTGTAGTTCCTGTAACTATAGTAGCACCCAACGCAACTCTTTCAAAGATTTCAAAAGCCATTGAACTATTAGGTGCGGTGTTTAAAGCCTCTACATTATATCCTGCATAAGTGGTACCAACTGGAATATTCTTGCCACCGCCTGTTGGATCTAATGCATATATGGCAGTAGCGTCGCCGGTATAAGCAGCAGTTGGTTGTGCAATCCACGTATCTAGCGCAGTGCTATATTTTTTAACTGACAACGACAGCCCATTATTTACAACGCTAAGATTGTTCCAAACGCTTCCGGTAGGACGTGGTGTAGTATCTGTGGTTCTCCAACGTGGGGCTTGATAACTATATCCTGCAAAATATATAGGTGTGTAATACTCACCTTCGGTAATACCTAAAGTAGTTAGTAACGCTGCACCCGAAGTTGGCCCTGGTTGTATGACCACGTGTCCTCCATTGGCAGTAGATCCGTCGCTGGTAGCAGTAGAA